ATTCTACGTGATAGTTCTGTTTTGCCAAGACATTTATTTATCCTGCTATGGGGCAAAAAGAAATCCACCCGCTAGGAGATAGAAAAATACGGGTGGACTTCAACTACGAAAGGGATATTCGTAATGCTTGTTGTCTGTATTAAAGAGTGATTTTGGTATCAATTTATTCCCTATTTTTTTAAATGAGGGCCTCAACTCCATCCCAGAAAACTCTTTCGTCTAGGTATCAGCATGGAAAATGGAGGTATGTAGATGCTGAAAAACGCAACTACATATCAGTTGCTTTTTGCTTGGTTTTCTGGCATTCTTCTTTTATGAGCAAATCGGATAAATTGCTAGAAAGATTTTTATCAAAACCGTCCGACTTTAAGTTTAGCGAGCTCAAGAAATTACTTGTATCCTTGGGGTATCGTGAGATGAGACTTGGAAAAACAGCTGGGAGCAGGGTCGCTTTTATTAACGAAAGCAAGGATCATATTATTCGTTTGCACAAACCTCACCCAAGGCCAGTTCTTAAGAAATACCAAGTCAATCAAATCATTGAGGAATTACAACGAAAGGGCAATATATGAAAGATACTATAGAGCATGAAGGGTTTCTAGGTTCCGTTCATTTTAGCTCGGAAGATAAATGTTTTTTCGGCAAGGTTGAAGGAATAGACGATCTGATTTCATTTGAAGGAGACACGGTAAAGAACTTGACAAAAAACTTTCATATCGCGGTCGATGACTATAAAGCGCTCTGCAGAAAACTAGGCAAAGAGGTCTTTAAATCCTGCAAGGGATCATTCAATGTCCGTGTTTCAAAAGATATCCATGCAGTTGCGGTACGAAAGGCGGTTAAGGAAGGAATAACACTAAACCAGCTTGTGAAGCGTGCGCTTGAATCTGAGTGTCAAACCAATTAGCATCCTATTTTCACCCCTCCAGTTGAACATCAATCTTCCAACCAGCCCGACCCATAGAATGCAATACCTGCTTTGCAGTGTAACCCCCATCAAGCCCGTCCCGGAACCCAGATAACCCTATAATCGAACCGGCGAAAATATCGCTCCGCCCCGGCAGCGTCAACCGGCCCGTTACTTTCCCGCGATTAAGCTCATGAAGTTTTCCTGAAGCCGCCGCCGTTGCATGCGCCTCATCCTGAAACGTTTTTTTGATGACGAATAATGGTCCGTCACCGTTACCGACTTCAATGATTTTTTCTCCTGCTTCATCACTGTCATGCCATTTGGCTATGACCTTTGAATAATCCTTGCGGTTGCTGGAAGTTATCGAATAATTAGAAACGTCCTGCGGTTTAAGCTCAATCCTTTTATCTTTTCGAGGTTCCTTGCCCTTTTCAAAAATCATGATCGTGCCGTTTTTAAAAGACACCTCGGCACCCACCATTTTCACCAACCGTCTTAAAAGGTGAAGGTCGCTTTCATTCTCCTGTCCTATATGTTCATAAGTGACATCGGTATTAGGCAACGCCACAATCTGGAACGCTTCATGCCTTTCTGCGATCTGTTGCGCAAGATCGGTCAAGGAAAGGTTTTCATAATGCGCCGTTCTCTTTTCTTTAAACTTGGATGCGTAGTCAAGTGATGTGGCAGAAACATTCAAAGACATGGGTGGCCCGATAAACTCTATGTCGCCAACGGAAAAAAGACCCATGTATTCCAACCCGCTTTCCCTGTATCCAAGGTAAACAGAAAGTTGGTGTCCTGTTTTTGGAATTTCAGAATCACCGTCTCTGTCGTCTAATTGCAGGGTCAGTTTATCTGCATGACTTCCGGCTTCATCAACGAGACTCAAACTGGTTAGTCTTGGACGAAGGCTTTCGGTAATATTCTTGCCGTCAAACTCAATGCGAAAATCCGGTGTACAAATCAACTCCATAATTTAACGGTCTTATTTTCGATAAAACTATCGGAGATTTCAGGGAGTATTATTTTTACTCCCGCAGGGAGGATATAAGGTTTGGCAGACAAACCGGGGTTGGCAGTCAATACAGTTTCAACGATACCCCCTTCAAGCCGTCCATAATGCCTGTAACAAATTAGGTCGAGGCGGTCCTTGTCATTTGTAACTATGCGAGAATCCATTTGTAACCACCTGAAAGCTGTTTATAACTAGTGCCAAAACAATATTGTAACGGTGTCATTGTCCATACTTCACAAGCTCAAGTGAAAGCGTTTGCTTTCGAGGCGCACCGTCTTTCATAATATTGGATTGCTCTTCGCGAACATTTTTCAGGCACCACCAGCCAAGGTTTTCACCGGTGCCCAATGTCATGACCTGAGGTTTCATATCGCCACCGAGGCGTCTAAAAATATCCGGTTGCACGGCTCCACCCTTGTATGCGGTCAAAACAATACCTTGCAAGCTCATTGTTTCAGAAGCTTTGCCTGTTGCCTGGTAGGCAGAAATATTTTGCAACCGATCCTGTTTTGCCCATGGGAACTCGGTTGATCTCGAAAGAGTTTGATAAGCAAACCTGTTTACCTCAAAAGTATAATCACCCCAAGTCATCATCGTCATAAAACGATCTCCTTGCGACATTGTCCAGAGCAGTTTGTAAACTATTCGCCATTTCGTTCGCCATAGATTCTGGATTGGATATGTCGGCATCTTTTGGAAAACTTAAATTTATAACGATTGCTCCCGGCTGAATATTCACCGTCTTTTTCATTTCCTTGATGACAGTGTTGGGAATGGTGTTAACAGACTGCGTTTGCTGTGCGGCAACAGGCGTAACAGCCAACGCTGTACCAAGTGCCACAGCTTGCGCCGCTTTTTTAGCAGGAGAAGGAACGGTTGTCTCTTCACCGAATCCGAAAAACCCACCCACAGCATTTCCGACTGAACCCACCGCATCCAATACCGTTGAGAGCGGACCTAAAATATATTCCTGAATGATCTCGCCAAACCCTGCAAACTTCTCAGACAGTAAATCCCATAACCCACCAGCCCAGTCAGCAAACCCTTTCCAATACGGTTCCACCTTCGACCATATATTAAGAAAGAATCCTTTAACCGGCTCCCAATACTTTACGAGTAGTGTTGCCGCAATACCTATTCCCGCCACTGCAAGTCCTACAGGGTTTGTCAGCAGGGCAACGGTCAAGGAACGCAAACCTGCAAGAGCGGCAGGGATTCCACGTGTGGCAAGCGTTATCAAACCAGAACTCATTGCCCTTATCCCTGTTAAAGCTCCAATGACCATTTTCTTCCCCATGTTCAAGGAAGCGGTCCCGACAAACCTTAACCCCATAGCAAGTTTTGGGACAACGCCTACAACTGTGGCAAACGATCTTGCAACCGAGGCATATATAGCAATAAGTCCTGCACCCACTTTAAGTGCTATGCCCGCCGTCCCTGCTACTCCTATAAATCCGACCGCTCCGAGAGAAAGCCATTTGGTTAAAGTAGGGAACGTTGCCGATACCTTTTCGAGCCAGCGTGTAAACCTAATGAGGCTTTCGGTTATTCCTTGAATCAAAGGTTTCATCGGCTCAAACGCTGTTAATGCCAGACTCTCAAGTGCGGAGGCTAACCCCTTAAACCTTCCGGTCATAGTGTCATCCATTCGGGTGGCCATCTTTTGTGCAGCACCGGCAGAGTTTTCCAGATCTTTCTGAAACTTCTGTAAATCCCCGGAACCCGCTACTTTAGTTAAAGCCGTGATTCCAGCAATGGGAATTGCACCGAAAGCATCTTTCATGATAGAGGCTCGCTCACGGCTTCCCATATCTTTGGTTACTTCGTTTATTTCTTTTAAAATCTCCACAACGTCTCTTAAGTTTCCTTCCTCATCGGACAGCTCAATCCCCAAAGGTTCAAGTGCATTTTGCGCTTGTCCTTTTTCAGCTGACAGTCTCAGGAATAACGCTTTTAACGTGGTTCCGGCCACACTCCCTTTAATACCCACATCCCCCAGCTTTCCAGCCATAGCGGCAACCTGTTCAATAGATGCTCCGGCATCGGCACCCAAAGGACCTACATATTTCATGGTATCGCCTAATAGCTCAAGGGTTGTATTGGCTCCTGTAGTGGTAGAAGCTAAAACATCTGCCATTCTCCCTGTTTGTTTTGCGGTCATACCAAACCCTGACAAAATATCACTGGCAATATCCGCCGTTCTTCCTAGGTCAGTGGCTCCGGCTTTGGCTAGATTCAATAGCCCTGGCATCGCGGCAATAGTTTCATTGGCTTTAAATCCCGCCATACTTAAAAACTCCATCCCCTGAGCG